AACAAATAAATATATCCTAGAGGGATGCAAAGACGATGTAATGAATGATGAAAATATCATGCTAGACATCAAAACTAAAATTAATGATAGTTGTATGCAAATTTCTAAATACATCAATCAAGGTGCACTTGCTTATTATGATGACACACTTGAGGACATTGTAGATAAACTTGACGATATAAATGCAACCATCATTGAACCACTACAATCAAAGATACGAGATGGAGATGCTTATTTTACGGAAAAAAACAATGCAACCGAATGAATTTCAAAAAGTTCGGAATAAACTAGGATATACCCAAGCACAATTTGCCGAAAGACTTGGGTATGCAACTAGAAGTATGATATGTCAACTTGAGAAGGGAACTAAAAAAATATCCCCTCGAGTTGCTATGTTGTGTGATTTTATGATGCGAGAAAAGAATGAACAAAAAACTAACAATTGAAAATTTAGAAAGATTTAAAACACTTGTTATGGAAATTGATATTTCACATTACAATCAAGAAAGTTTTAGAGAAATTATAAATGCTATTTACTATCAAATTTTTGTTAAGGAGTTAGATGATGTTAAGAACCAAGATATTTCTTAAAAATTTGTCAATTATGATGACAATAATTTTTATTTCTTATTTATTTATATTCATTATGTTAAATTTAATGCTTGGATGTAATACTTGGGATAGAGATTTGTGGACAGATACAAACAGTTGTATACTTCCAACTGAATTTATTGGTCTTTCTTAGATTTAAGGGCATAGGCTCTATCTTTTTCTACCATCAAACCAGCAAGAGTTGCTAATCTGTCTTTTTCATTCATTCCTTTTTGTGTGAGATAAACACCATTGTGGCTCTTGCCTACAAATCCTTGTTCTTTCAAATCTTCAAAAATACTATCATAAGGCTCTCTGCCACTTAATACAGCAACCAAACCTCCAAATCTTAAATTTTGTTTATTACTTAGTTTTGGCATTTCTTGATTTTAAAATTTGCAGACCTTGTTTTCCAAACCTCATTCCAAATGCACTCCCAATCACGATATAAAGCATGTTAGAGAACCAAGATGGACAATTCTGGTCTAGGAACACAAAACCATCTTTTACATAAGGCTGTGTCCACGGCAAGAAACAACAGATAAGTATTGCTCCAAACACAAAAGTCCAAAATTCATCCTTTAAACTATCACCCATTTGTGAAGTTAATTCTTTTTCCATAAGCATTTCAGATGTTGCTTCGGTACGATATACTTCTGCTTCTGCTTGTGCTTTAGCTACCTTTATATCGGTTTCTGCTTTAGCTTTGTCTACTTTGCCTTGTAACCATGTTCCAGCAAGAGAACTTATTGGACCTATGATAGAACTAAACATATTTTACTCCTTTGTTTGGTGAGGGATAATTGCAGATTATATTAGCAAATAAATAATTTAATAAAGTTTATTAAGTTTAAATTAAACAATTACCCCTCATAACTGGTGAGGAGGGCGGCACCCGCATGCAGACCCCCCTCTTAAAACCCCTTTATTGTTTTTGTTATCCATAAAAATAAAGCATATACAACTAATCCATAAACAGTTGCTATTCCTATATCTATAATATGTTCTCTCATGTGATAAATAAATTGTATACCAGCTTCAACATCACTTCCATTACCAGAACTATCTGTTATGTTAATTGTTTTACCTTCAAAACCAGTAAATGCCCCTTCTTCAATTATTATTTCACCATCTTCAAGATGCTCTTCTGTTCCATTAACTGTTTGTTCTATCATTCTTTTCTAGCTTTGCCATATATTCTTTTCTTAAATTTTGTGCAATATCTTCAAGTTCACTAATTGCATCACTTAAACAATCCATTTGAATAGTATAATCCATATTTTTAAAATTTTTACTGACATAACATTTGGCATCAGCATTATTAGTTCTATAACTTATATCTATTAATTTCATACTTCAGTAATTAATCCCCTTTTTATTTTTAAAGCATTAAGGTCTTTTTCTTTTGTGCCTCCGTCGTATTCCCAAGCATATCCTCTCTCTATCATTTCTTTGTTCACATTCTGTGAACCAATGTAAATCCAACCTAACATTCTTCCATATTTACCATCTTTTTCTGTTTGTACAGTTAGATTAGACCCTTCTGATAATCTTTTGTGTAAGAAATCTTTTGCTTCAATTCCTAATTCTTTTTCTTCTAAATCTCTAGTTCTGCTCTCTGGTGTGTCGATACCAGCTAATCTAACTCTTTCTTTCTTTGTTAAGGAAAAACCCAAATCAATAATCAAATCAACTGTATCTCCATCAACAACCCTAGAAACTTCTTTTATTTTGTATTCATACATTTCTTACTCTTTTTTAGGAACTGATTTAGGAACGCAATAAGCTTTGACCCATATCTTACTATCTCCAGAGAGGGACAAGTCATAGTTTTGGTTTCTAATCTTTGATGCAATTCTAAGACACGAATCCAAATCATTGAAATAAACCGATTCTTGTACAGTACCAGATAAAAACACTAATAAAACCCATGTCATTAATCAACTATATTTTCCATTCTAAATGCTAATCTTTCTGCACGATTTGTAACTTGATGATACCATTTACTTTGACGCATCTGATTTGCACTTTCCTTCCAGTTGCCATCCATAACTGCTTGAATATGCTTACGAAATTTACTGTAACGAGGCAATCCAAGATTAAACATCATGTTTGCGCATATTTGTTTACAGTCTTCTGGCAAATCATCCCAATTTTCATAAACTTTTTTACAGTCTATGATAACACTTTGTATATCTTGCTCAAATAATTCTGTACATCTTTCCTCTGATATTTGAGTACCTATAGTCAAATCAAATTCTGGCTCATCTTCTCTGCAAAGATGACCAATTCCACAAGTTTTTAAACCAAGATGGTCTAAATATGTTTCATATTTAACACCTTCATCAATTATTAACTGGTCTTTTAATTCTGATAAATTCATTTTAATTTCTCCAATATTCGGTCAATTTTTTCCTCTAACCGATTGATTGCTTGAGTAACATCATCCCTCTTGGCATAATCTTCTCTAGTTTTATTTAAAAGAATATCTATCCTTTTTACTTCTTGTTGTAATCCCCTAAAGATAAAGACTGCTGGTGCAATTACAAGAGTTAATAATAAATTCCAAAAAAATACAGGTTCAACTGTCATAATCCTTGCCTTTTCTTTTGTATTAAATGAACAACATCCCAATCTGTAAACATGGTTGGACTATCGTAAATATATTGTTTTTTCCTTACTACTAAACCATCTTTAACTGTAACTCCATAAAAAGTATCATATTTTCCTCTTCTTTCAGATAACTCAAAATGAGCTTCAATAGTTGCTGGGTCACCAGTAAAATAACAATCATACCAATCATCTAATCCATTAGGTGCTGGTCTGCCAAATTCAACACGATTTTCTCCTTTAAATAAAACAGTACATCCTTTTGGTAAAAAATTAGGATAATCTTCTTTCCAGATAGGATAAATTTTAATAAAAGAAGTTTTACTATTCATACAGAATTTGCGTGTAATTAGAGCATATTCTATTCCAACTAATGCTTCTACAACTGGTCTTGTTAAAGTAAATGAAATTACAGGCTCATTTAAAATTTCGTGGTCTAATGAAGAAGATATAGCAAACGCATCATCTTTTTTTGCCCAATCAAATTTAGCTTTAACTTGGTCAAATATCTCTATTGCTTCCTTTGAATTTGCTTCATACATATTTCTGTTGTTTTCACCAGAAAAATAAGTTTCAGTATGATAACTCAAAACCAACCTCCTTTGGATAAATAATTAAATAAAAAAGTATCAATATCATCATCTTTTGGTACAGAAACGTAAGTATTCATCTTTAATGTTTTTGTTACTTCTTCATTTACATAAGTTGCTTTTAAAACTTCAAATTGTACACCTTGATTTCCATCTGGTTCTTCTCTAACATTAAGAATTTTAAAAGGTTTTACTACTTCAGTCATATCTATTACCATCTGCAACAATAACAGCCGTTGACGCAAGATTAAGAGTTTCATTATCATAAGGGAATGAACCACCAGCCGATGATTCGTTACTCGTATCAATTCCTAATATAGCACTCGATTGATTGGTACTCCAAAAACAACCACCTAAGACTGTAATCCACCCAGCAAAAACATTAGTTCCACTTAATCTAATTCCACCTCTATAAAATGCCCAATATGTAGATATAAAAGCATCTGTTTCTTCAAAACCAACACAACTTCCATAAGAAAAACCAATGCAAGTTGATGTAGTTCCAGAAAAACTTGCTCTTCTTTCTGCTTGTGCTAGAGAAGAATAATGAAATATTGGGTTTGAAGATAGTGTTCCTACATTTTGACCAGAACTTTCATTATCTGGAGTGTGTTCGCTATGCGTCGTTCCACTACTACATTGAAAAGCATTTAAACCAGAAATAGCAGTAGTTAATGGATTACTTGGATGTGTAACTGATGTTCCTCCTGTAACAGCTAAAGGTTCTTTTCTACTATCAAAAGATGCAGTTCCGTCGCTTAACATAACTTTCATACCATAACTTTCAGTAGAACTAACACCTCTGGCATCTGCAAAAACATATAGAGTTGGATATGTAGTTCCAGTTCCAGATTTAATCATTTTTATTGTCCAAGTAGTACCACTTGTATTTTTAACTCCTACTATCCCATAATAATCATTTGTAGGAATAGTAAAAAATGGTACTGGAGTATATGATGAAGTAATTGTATATGTTAATTCTTTAAATCCTCCATAATCCGAAGCACTATTAGAAACTGTAGGATTTGTATTTTTGACTAGAAAATGCAAATTTCTAGTTTCGCTAGAAATTAAAACTTTTCCGTTATCATTTGTTGCTAAAAATCCATAACTCATTGCATTAATACCAAGATTAAAGTATTTTGATTGCCACCAGATACATTAATAGTATTCCCACTTTGAGAAACTGTGTGTGCAATAGATTTAGCAGAAGTACTGGGTGGGTCTATAAACATTTGAACAGTCAATACTGTTTTTCCAGATAATACAG